CCCCACTAAATTTCTACTGCCCCCAAATAATAGCACGTATGCGGTCAATACTTATAAAAAACTCCCTTTCAGAGAGTATTTGATAAACATCATCAAAACGCAATCTTTTAATTTCAGTCCAATAGTAGTAACGTCTTAATAATGCCTGATCCCTTAATTCTACCAGATTCTTATTTCTACCTTTTCCCATAACTAAAACCTATTGACACAAAGATAGTTAATTCTATCATAACAACAAAAGCAAATATTGTTTTTTACGCAAAAAAACGAGCTTCAGCCGTTTCACAACGCCCGAAGCTCCTATTTATGAAAAAAGAATTAAAAAAACTTAACTGCTTCACAGCAACCAACATTTATACTAAAACAAAACCTTTTTACCTAAAAACTAAAGCCTTATACTGTAGCTTTACTGCTTACGATTGCCCCTACACCCTTATTTCGGATAGGCAAAGCAATAAAACGTTTATCAAAGCCTACAATCGTACCGCGTTCCTCCGGATCGTTATCGCGCGAATACATAAATACTTCACCGTCTGCCTTCATCACTTCGCTTTCATGGAAAGCAAAAGAACAGAATGTCTTTTCTACGGGTGTTTCTTCCGCTTGTACTTCTGTTGGTTCTTCGCCTGCAACATCTGCATTCTCCGTTTCTTCCGTATCTGTATCGCCATTCAGCGCGTTGTTATCAAACGGTATCTTTTTCATGGTGGAAAGATCATATTCCGGTGTGGCGGTAGTCTGTAGAATGCTAAAACCAGCAAAACGCCGGGGCATTCCGTTTGCTATATCGGTAATGTCCTTGAATGCCTTCACATCGAAAAGAATCAGGTCCGTTAAATGGCTTGGATTCAGCACAAGGAAGCGTCCTTCCAGTGGCAAACCTGAATTATCAAAACGTTCCTTCAAAGCAAGAATATCAGCCACTGTAAGACGTTTACGACCGTTTACCGCATCGCCTGTAGTGGATATAACCGGAGTATATAAAGTATCTTCTTCCGGTGCATAAGCGTGCGCCGCCTTCTGTGCGGTTCTCGCTCGCAATGTGTTACGGTGTCCCATTAGAACGGATTCCAACTGGTCGTAGCTGTATTCAATTGCAATCGGGCGACGTACCAATGTGTTTTCCGTTTCAAAGGTGTCAAGCTCGATTCTCAGCGGGTTGTCAATTCGCTGTACCACCTTTATAGGATAAGTGGTGTTGTTTATCAACACTTTGGGATCAGCCCCAACCTCCGCCATGTTAATAGCGTTATTCTCAACTAACCCGGTAAAATCACGGGCATACTTCAAAAATGAGCTGTCAGGATAGAAATTTTCCATCAGTTGATTCACCCATACTTCCTTTGCCAATGTGGCGTTAATGTCTCTTGCCATAATTTTGATTTTTAATTGTTTATAATCTTATTCGTTCTCTTTTTCCTTCTCCAATAAATCCCAGTACAATTTTGGGTTGTCTTTCAGGGCTTTCGGGGCTTTTTTCCGGTAATCGTCTAAAGTCCAGTGTTCACGCTCGTCCGGTGCATTGTCATTGATTTCATTCGTAATCATCCGCTTTTCTGGAATGTGTGATACCAAATCTTGAAACAACTTCCAGTTAGTTTTGGCAAGCTCTTTGTATTTTACGAAATCGCCTGTATATATTCCACTAAATTTGTTGGCATTCAAAGCGATAAATTCGTTATATTTAGCAGTAAAACGCTGCTCATAGTTCTTTCTTTTGTTGGCCAAATAGCGTTCAAGCCTGACCGGATCATCACCGATAACCATTTCAATCTCATGCTTTTCCTCTTCCGTGATAACTCCCTGATTACAAGCCAAAGACAAACTGTATTTTGGTGTAATGCTCTTTATAAGGTCACTTTCAGCCCCAACAGAAAGCAGATTTATGATTTCATCCTCACCCATGGAAGAAAAGAAGGGGATTTTTTTTACCCGTCCAAGAAAATCCGTTGTACTTTTACCGTTATCTGTGAAATGGTTACAACAAAGTGCGTAAATTTCATCAGGCTTTTTATTTTGTATTTCCAAAGCTGCATCCCCTAATTCACTCCAAGGATCACAAATGCCGTCTATCAGCCCCAAAGAAAGGGCTTCATCAGCCGTAAACCAATGATCCTTACCATCAAAGAAACGGTTTTTCACTTCTTCCGGGGTTATCTTACAACGGTTGGCAATCATATCAGCCAAGGTCTGTTCAAGGCTTTGCATACTCTCAATAGCCTTTTTCATATCCTCAATATTGCCATCCGCACCACCGGAAACGCTATGAAGCATCAACCGGGTATTCTTGCACATGTACAACGGTTTTCCGCATAATGCGATAACAGCCGCCATGCTTGCCGCCACGCCATCCACATTAAGGGAAACGTTGCTGCATCCCCTGACAGCGTTAAATATTGCAATCCCGGAAAGCACAGAACCGCCCAAAGAATTGATATGTATAGTCACGGAAGGATATTGTTTGGAAAGTTCTATCAACCGGGTTACAAACTCTTCGGCATTCACTCCCATGCCAATCTCTCCGTATAACAGCAGGGAAACTTCTCCCTTTTCCCCTACTATAACATTTTTAAAATCCTTTTTCATTTTGTTACTTTTTTTGTTTTTAATGATTTGTTAACCAGCTTCTTTACTGCCGAATCGAGGTTCTTACTCAACATTGCTTCAAATTGTTTTTTAGTCCTGTTAAGCTCTTGCAGGTTCATCAGGGTTATATCCTTCTTTACCGTGCCTCTTTCCCTGCAAAACTTGTTGATAACCGCATAATTCATTGCTTTGTCTTCCGGTGAATCTCCGTAACACATGCCAATGAGAAAGGAAAGGTGGTAGATTTGACCTACCACTTTTCTACAATCTTCCTGATATTTTGCCGAATCACTCGTTTTGGGGCTTGTGTAGCCACTTAAATAGGCTATCATATACTTCGCCTCACCAAAACTCAATTCTTTCGTGCTGGAAGTCCTATTGTTCGTCAGGCGGGCAACTATTGCATGGCGTTCTTCCGCATCCATGCCCAGCCTTGAAAACATGGTCTGCAATTTTTTCAGTTGTGCCGGAGTGATACGCTTCTGATTCATACTTTATCGGATGTATTGATGGTTTCACCGATTGCAAAACGTAGCTGGGACAGGAAATCAATACTATCTTTCAAGTCCATTGCGGCATAATTGATATCCTGTGTCGTTGTAGTAAAGAACTGAGTCATAACAACCGATACACGGTCAAGTTTCGCCATCACTTCCTTTGGGGAACCGAAACAGTCGAAATAAGTCTGTAGTTCCCGCCAATTATATGTTACTTTACCTTCCATAAAATGTATTTTAAATTAGGTTTAAAAAGCGGTTAAACACTCAATAACAATCAAAGGCGAATGAAACTATTATCAGAAATGAGATTGCTCATTTTACGGCGTCTTTCAATAAATGCTTTTTCCATATTAAAACCCTCCGTTTATCATCTTGTATAAATAGATTTTATTCATCAGATTCCCGAATGCCTTCTCACGTTTTAGCTCTTTGATTTTATTCGGATCATTCACGCCATGAATACGACATATTTCTTTCACTTCTTTGGCGTTCAGCCCCGGACAGGTATGCCATAAATTTACACGTCTCAAAAATTCCGCACATCCTTCTTTATTCCCATTTGCATATTTAACAAGCTTGTCCTTAAAGTATGGCATTCCAGCCAATACTATTCCGCAATTGACGGAAGTCTTATCACGAAGTTCACGAAGGTATAACATCATATCGCGGTTAATTATCCCGGCTTCATCTATTATCAGCAACGGGTTTTCCTTTTTGTTTAGTTCCTCTACAGCACGCTTTATCATCTCGTATAATGAACCTTTGAAAGGAATGGCAAGTACTTGAAGAAGCTCCTCAAAGAATTGTGTCGCTTTCATAGATTTGTATGCGGATATGTAATACACATTCTTTTTAAGGGCATAAGCGCGGACAGTGGTAGTTTTACCCAATCCCGTGTCTGCCAGAATGCCAACCATCATATGATGCTTTTGAGCGAAATCACATGCTTTGAATATTGAAAGGAAATCAGTACTTTGAAATAACGAACAGTTTTTTTGATGGTCAATAAATACCCTAATCTTACGTATCATTTCATCAGATACCTTTTCCCATTGTTCGTTCTCTATGAATGATAAAGTTGCATCACTTACCCCACACATTTTGCTGAATGCAAATTTACTGAGGCTTTTTTCAGAACAAAAATCATTGATTGCTTGTTTAATGAAATCTTTTTCCATAATCATCATTTTTATAAGTTAAACATTTAGTT